ATGCGGTTTTTAAAAAAAGGTTTTTATCATTGTGTTTTGGTTTTGGGAAGTGGGTATGAGTGGGTTTTTATTGATCCGTTGGCGCATTATACGGATGCCATTATTTTGCGGGATATTGATGTGATTTCTTTTTTAAAGAAAAAAGGATATCGGGTTTTAACGGCGCAACCCGAAATTCCGGAAGATACACGGATGCGTTTGCGTCCATACACGTGTGTGGAAACGGTTTTACGTTTTTTAGGAATAAAAAATCCTTTTATTTTAACGCCTTATCAACTTTTTTGTTTTTTAAATCAAAAAATAGGAAAATAATCCTTGACAAAGGAAAAAAAATGTGGTATAAGGAAAAACAGTTAACAGCCAGAAGTGTATCTGGTGTTTTGAAAAGGGCAGTTCGAAAGAGCTGTCCTTTTTGGTTGCAATTAAAAGTTGTTTTTTATTAAAGGAGAAAAAAATGCCTGATATCCAATTATTGTATCAACAATATCAAAAAGCCAAATCACGGCGTGATTTATGGGAAAATGTTTGGAGGGAGTGTTATGAATATGCTTTACCGCAACGGGAAAGTGTTTTCAGCGAATCGACCAGCAAGCAAAATAACTTGTTTGACGGAACGGCTCCAGATTGTGTGGATCAGCTGTCTGCTTTGATGTTGAGTGAAGTGACGCCACCATGGATGCGGTGGTTTTCTTTAACGGCCGGAACGGATTTGAGCACGGAAGAAATTCAAAGTGTTCAAGGGGGGTTGGATAAAATTTCCGAAAACTTACAGATTCATTTTGATCGGTCTAATTTTGTGATGGAAGTGCATCAATGCTATTTGGATTTGATTACGGTTGGAACGGCGTGTTTATTGTTTGAGGAGGCGCCGATCGGTGCATCATCGGCTTTTCGTTTTACATCCATTCCTTTGTCAGAGTTATGTTTGGACGAAGGGCCGACCGGTCGGTTGGATGTGACTTTTCGTCGCTCTCAAATGGATTTTTTAACGTTGAAAAATCGTTTTCCGAAAGTTGAATTTTCGGATCGCTTTATCAAGCAAACCAAAGAAAAAGAAATAAAATTTCGGGTCATTGAATCGGTTCAACCGCGTTTAAATGGTGGATATGATTATGTGGCCTTTTTAGAACCCGATAGCCAGTATGATTCCATAAAGGGAATGAATCCTGTTTTAAAAGAAGGTGTATTTGAAACCTCTCCCTTTATTTCTTTTCGCTGGCTGAAAGCACCGGGCGAAGTTTACGGGCGTTCGCCTGTGATGAAAGCATTGCCGGACATTAAAACGGCGAACAAGGTGGTGGAATTAATTTTGAAAAATGCCACCATTGCTGTCACAGGTATTTGGCAAGCCGAGGATGATGGGGTTTTGAACCCTTCCAATATCCGCTTAACGCCTGGTGCGATTATTCCAAAAGCCGTTGGTTCCAAAGGATTAACACCGTTAGAGGCACCGGGAAAATTTGATGTATCTCAATTAATGATTGACGATTTACGTTCCCGAATTCGGCATGCTTTATTGGGGGATAAATTGGGACAAATAGATGATGCTCGTATGACGGCAACGGAAGTTTTAGAGCGTTCCAGTGAGATGATTCGGATTTTGGGGGCGACATATGGGCGTTTGCAAACCGAATTGTTGATGCCGATGGTGGATCGGGCTGTTTCCATTTTGCGCCGGCGTGGAGAAGTTCCTGAAATTTACATTGATGGGCGTTTGTTAAAGGTTTCGTATAAATCTACACGCGGAGATGAACAATCGCAAAAGGATGCTAACAATGCTTTGTTATGGCTCAATTCGGTGATACCGTTGGGAGCGGAAGCTTTACAAGTAGTTGACATTGGAGCATTTGTGCACTGGTTAGGTGAAAAATTGGGTGTGCCGGCGGATATTTTTAAATCTCAAATAGCGCCCGTGTTGCAATTTCCGATGACCTTGGGAGGCATCAATGACGCCGAACATTGATCAATTGTTCGCTCGTGTTTTGAATACACCAGCGGGAAAAGAGCTTATGGCGTATTTGCGTTCAATAACCTTGGAACGGGTATTGGGTGCGGATGCGTCGGATGCTGCCATTCGTTTTTTGGAAGGGCAGCGTTTTTTAGTGCGCCAAATGGAAAATTTAATTCAGCGTGGATGCGCGGCGCACGCAACTGTGGAAAAAGGAGAAATAAATGGTTGAAAAAAACAAAGAGCCTGTTTTGGATGAAAATTCCGAAGCAGAAAAAAATGAATTATCCGAGATGGAAATTCCCAATAAATTTAAAAAACAAGATGGAACAATCAATATAGCGGAGTTGTTAAAGTCTTATTTGGCATTGGAACGAAAATTGGCCGAACGGAGCAATAAAAATTTATTACAAAATCAAAAAGGGTTGATGCCGACCAGTGCGGATGAATATCAAATTGATTTAAAACAATCTGGATTAATAATTGATCCAGATGTAAATCGGCGTTTATTTGAATTAGGTTTTACGCAAGAACAAGTTCAGGCGGTTTATGATTTGGCCGCCGAAAAAGTCGTGCCGGTGATTCAGCAATTGGCAGCGGATTATCGGACCGATCGTGAATTGGCCGATTTGGAAAAAGAATTTGGTGGTGCCGATCGGTTTAACCAAGCAGCTCGCCAGATTTTTTTATGGGGACAACAAAATTTAAATCCCGAAGTATTCCAAGCATTGTCTTGTTCCAAAGAGGGTATTTTAACAATGTATAAAATGATGCATTCAAATGAACCAACACTTCTTAAAGAAAAATCGGTCAACATAGAAACCGTAACAGAAGAAGAATTGCGGCGGATGATGCAAGATCCGAGATATTGGAAAAAAAATGATCCGGCCTATATCAAAAAAATTGAGGACGGGTTTAAAAAATTATATGGATAATCTTTTTTAAAGACCCATACAAAACGTTAAAAGAAAGGCAGAAGAATTCTATAACCTTTTTATTTTAACACAATTTGGATTTGCCGTTATAGGGCGAATCTTTTTTTTATTTAAAACAAAAGGAGAAAAATATGTCAGAAACAATAGAAATCAGTACAGCGATTGATGCGTCTTTCATGAAGCATTTTGAAGCGGATGTACATAATGCATACCAACAACAAGGTTCCAAATTACAATCAACGGTACGTTCTAAAAACGGGATTAAAGGGGTTTCCACAACTTTTCAGGTTTTGGGTAAATCCACGGCCGGCACTAAAACGCGTAATGCGCAAATTGCCACAACCGCCGTCACGCACGAACCGGTGGAATGCTTTTTGACGGATTATTATTCCGGTCAATGGGTGGATTCATTGGATGAATTGAAAGTTGGTCATGACGAACGTAAAGCGTTGGCTTTATCCGGTGCATATGCGCTTGGTCGTAAAACAGATGAATTGATTATCACGGCTTTGAATCAAGCAACGCAAACGGTTGGTGATGCCACAGAAGGATTGACGAAAGCGCGGATTTTAAAAGCGTTCACAACCTTAAACAACAACGATGTGCCGGATGACGGCGAACGATATGGTTTGGTTTCGCCGGAACAATGGAATCAATTATTAAGCATTGAAGAATTTTCGTCTTCCAATTATGTAGGCGAATCTTATCCGATGATCAATGGTTCCGAAGCACGCAAATGGATGGGCATTGTTTGGATTATGCACACGGGATTACCGTCATCTGGTTCCGATGAAAGTGCGGCGCATACATGTTTTATTTATCATAAATCCGCTGTGGGTCATGCTTCGGGTCAAGATATTAAAACTGATATTACATGGCATGGCGATTATGCGGCACATTTCGTGAACAATATGATGAGTCAAGGTGCTTGTTTGATTGATCCGAAAGGTGTTGTCAAAATGACGGTTTTGGATAATCCAAGCTAAATTGAATTATATGAAATATTTTAGAGAGGGCGGAATTATCCGCCCTTTTTTATTTGAATAGGAGTGATAAAATGTCTTTAAATCCCATTCGGTTGTGTTCGCAAGCGTTGGTAAAAATTGGTGCGAATGCAATCACATCTTTAGAGGAAGAAACGGCTGAGGCTCGTGTGGCTAAACAATTATATCCGTTGGTTCGGGATAGTTTGTTGGCATGTTATCCATGGCGGTTTGCGCTGATGCAAAAACGGTTGAATCAGCTCCTAGAAAAACCGGTGGCGGATTATCAGTTTGCCTATCAATTACCGAATGATTTACTGCGGATTATTTCTGCCGGTTCTGGTGAACGTGGTAAGGGTATAGATTATCGCATTATGCGTCATCAATTACACACAAATGTATCGGAAGTTGTTTTAACCTATATTTCAAGGCCATATGAAAGTATGTTCCCTAAATTTTTTGAAAAAGCGTTGGTGGCGGCTTTGGCGGTGGAATTTTGTTTGCCGTTGACCGAAAGTACAAGTCGTCAGGAAGCTTTAAAAAAACAAGCGGATGAAAGTTTGAGACAAGCTAAATTAGTTGATAGCCAGCAAGCGGTTCCTGCCTCTTTTCAAGATTTTTCGTTGATTGAGGTGCGTTCATGACGAATTTATTTACTTCTAAAACAAATTTTACAGCCGGTGAAATTGCGCACGATTTATTGGGGCGGGTGGATTTACGTGCCTATGAAAACGGTGCGATGGCTTTAAAAAATGTATTTATTGAACCAACAGGAGGGGTTTGTCGACGTCCCGGATTAAGATATATTTGTGAGGTGGGAGAACAAGCGCGTCTGATTCAATTTGATTTAGGGTATTTTGAAGCTTATTTATTGATTTTAAAAGATAAATCAATGGATATTTATTTGGATAATGTTTTAATTCAAACATTGGAAACACCATGGACGGTGGATCAAATTTTTTCCATTTGTTGGTGTCAAACATCGGATACTTTGTTTTTGGTTCATCCAGATGTAAAACCACGCTTATTGAAAAAAAGTGGGGATTCATTTGCTTTATCCGAATTTGTGTTCACAACGGAAAACGAATGTGTTTTACAACCGTATCACAAATTTTGCGATGACAACATCACCATTTCTTCCAGTGGATTGGGTGGAACAGTTCAATTAACCACATCGGCGGATTATTTTACTAAATCACATGAAGGAATGTTGTTGAAAATTGGTGACGGGTATGCTTTGATTTCCGCGGTTCAAGATGCTAAACATGCCGATGCAACTGTAAAAAAACAATTGGTGGACGAAGGGGAAGACGCAACCGCTTTAGAAGCAACACGGTATTGGTCCGAACCGGCGTTCAGTGATGAAAAAGGATGGCCGGCAACGGTTGCTTTTTATCAATCGCGCTTGGTTTTTGGCGGATCTAAAAAACTGCCGAATAATTTATGGTTCAGTGTCAGTGGGGATTTGTTTAATTTTGAATTAGGTTCCTCATATGATTCTGATGCGATAGATTTCGGATTACTGTCAGATGGATCCAATAAAATTTGTGGATTGTTTTCCGGCCGACATTTACAGGTTTTTACCGCTCAATCCGAATGGATGGTTTCGGGCGACCCATTAACTCCCGGTAGTATTCAATTAAAACGTCAAACGCAGGTGGGGTCGTTAACCGAACGGTATGTGCCGCCTTTGGGAGTGGATGGAGCGACGATTTTTGCTTCCGGAAACGGGCGCGAGATTCGAGAATTTTTGTTCGGTGATTTGGAAGGGGTGTATTTAGCGACGGATTTGTCGTTATTGGCCTCTCACTTAATTCAAAATCCGATTGATATGGCGTATGATCCAGCGAATCGTGTGGCACATATTGTGATGGGAAACGGTCATTTGTGCACGTTAACAACGTTTCGTTCGGAAGATGTGCAAAGTTTTAGTGAACAAATAACTCAAGGTGATTTTTGTTCCGTTTGTGTGGTGGCGAATAAAACATATTTTATTGTCCGGCGTCAGGGGCATTATTTCTTGGAAATGTTTGATGCCGCTTGTCAAATGGATTGTACATGTGTTTTAAACAGCGAAACAGCCACAACGCATTGGACCTATCTGCCCGTTTTAAGAGGTCAAACAGTTAAAGTGGTGGCCGATCATATCACGTTGGTTGACTCATTTGTGTCGGAAAGCGGAATAGTTGAAACGGATTATCCGGCGCAACAAGCGTATATTGGATTAGGTTATACTCATTTGATTGTGCCATTGCCGCCATCGGCTAATGCTTCTAATGCAATGGCGCCGATTTCACAGGTTCGTTTTATTAAAGGTGTGTTTCGGTTGATTGATTCATCGTCTTTGCAAATTGACACGGGAAATGGTGTACATCAAGAGTTGAATTTACCACTCAACGGGTGCGTTCAAAATGCAGATGGTTCTGTGAGTGGAGATGTTGTTGTGCGCGGGCTTGGATGGAATAGACGGCCGACTTGTCCGCTTTGGCAAATTACAGGTGATTTGCCAAAATTTTTTAAATTGGTATCCGTCACACAAGATTTAAAGATTGGAGGTTAAAAATGGAAGTTGTTGCAGTTGGAGCTTTGGCCGCCACAGCGGCGTCAACAATTTATTCAAAGCGCAATTCTGATATTCAGAAAAAACAGGTGAAAAGTGCAAATGAGGCGGCTCAAAAAAATTATGATTTGGAAAAGCAACAAGCCGAATTGGCATTAGCCGAGCAACGGCGTAAAAATTTGAATATTTTGAATCAACAGCTCTCAACTTATAAGGCGCGATTAGGTGCAGCTGGAATGAGTTCTAAACAAGGTTCTGGCTCGGCGTTGTTATACAATGCGCAAAAAGAGCATGATATTGAGGATAAGTATTTGCAAGATCAAGCCAATATTTCGTTGGAAGCGTTATTAAACGGCATTGAAACAACAAAAACGCATAATTTATTGACATTAAGTGCATTAAATAATGAAAGTAAATCATCTAAATGGGGGACGTTTACGGATTTAACATCCAGTGCACGTTCTTTATTAAAATAAAACAATTAAGGGGGGCAATATGAGTGTGTCAGAAAAACTTTCCGTTCTATTGAACCCTGTTTTGAAAAAAACGTTAGATCAATATCAAGATTTTTTAAATCAGCCGGTTTCTTTGGAAGCAAAGGAATTTACCGCTTATCATAATGCGTGCAAATCCGTTTTGGGACATGTTTCAATTTTGTTGAAATTATTACAAAACGAACAAAATACTTCCAAAGACGAACCAGATTTATTGGCATTGATTGAGCGGGCTAAACAACAAACCGCCGATTTGGAGGATGATATTTATGCCGAATTTGATTGAATTTATTTGGATTTGGGATCAACTTCAAAAATTGAATGTGCCGCGTCATCATGTTAAGATGGCGCGTTTTTTATCCGATTTATGGTTAAAGGCAGAACATAAATGGGGATTGTTGATGGCGTTTCGTAATTCTGGCAAATCAACATTGGTCGGATTGTTTTGCGCTTGGGCATTATTGGTGAATCCAAATGTGCGGATTTTGGTTTTATCGGCGGATCACGCCTTGGCCAAAAAAATGGTGCGTAATGTAAAAAAAATTTTGGAACAACATCCGTTAACACGTTTTTTGGTGCCTCTTCAAAAAGAGGAATGGGCATCAGATCGGTTTACGGTTTGCCGCCACCAAAATTTGCGTGATCCGTCGGTGTTGGGGCGTGGGTTGTTGGGCAATATGACCGGTTGTCGGGCGGATATTATCATTTGTGATGATGTGGAAGTTCCTAAAACCGCTGAAACATCTATGAAGCGAAGGGATTTACGTCAAAAATTATCCGAATTAGATTATATTTTAACACCAGGTGGAATGATGTTATATATCGGAACGCCACATACACGCCAAACGATTTATGACGTTTCGGCGGATGGTTTTTTACGGGATTTTCAGCTTTTGAAAATCCCGATTTTGAATCAAAAAGGACAATCCAATTGGCCTGAACGGTTTTCGGCTCAACAAATCCAATCCATTCGGAAGCGTTCGGGACCCGCCAAATTTTTAAGCCAAATGATGTTGGAGGCCACTTCGTTAGAAAAACCACGTTTAAATCCGGATTTAATCCGTTTTTATTCAGATGAATTGGAATATTCGGAATGTAATGGTCAGGCGGTGTTAAAGTTAGGCTCTCATCTTTTGCGCTCGGTGTCATGTTTTTGGGATCCGTCTTTTGCCAGTTCCGAACAACAGGATAACAGCGTGATTGCATGTGTTTTTTCGGATGAAGCGGGGCATTATTATGTGCATCGGGTTTTATATTTAAAAGTACCGGACGGGTGTGAATCGGCTACTTGGCAATGTCAACAGGTAGCGGATTTTGTGGGGCGGTATTTCATTTCGGCTGTCCATTTGGAAACAAATGGATTGGGAAAATTTTTGCCGGCTGTTTTGCGGCGTACGTTGAATCAAAAAAGAATTTCGTGTGCTGTTTTAGAGGAGGTTGCAAAACGCAATAAGGCCGAACGTATTTTGGCCGCTTTTGATGCACCATTGGCAAACGGAGCTTTGTTCATGCACGAATCGGTTAAACAAACGCCGTTTTTGGATCAAATGCGCGAATGGCGCGAATCGGTTTCTGTCAAAGATGATGGATTGGATGCTGTGGCGGGTTGTTTATTGAATGAACCTGTTCGTATCGGTGTTTTAATGCACAGGTATCAAGAACATAAAGAATGGAGATTTTAAATGGATCAAGATGTTTTAATTATGGCCAAAACATTGTTTGGTGAGGCCAGAGGTGAGGGTTTAAAAGGAATTGAAGCTGTTGCCAATGTCATCATCAATCGAGTGAAGCATGCACAAAAAGTGGGTTCGTTTTGGTGGGGAAATACAATTCGGGAAGTGTGTCAAAAGCCATTTCAATTTTCGTGTTGGAATATGGGTGATCCTAATCGTATTTTACTGGATAAAGATTTATCCGGTGATTTGATTTTTGGGATTTGTGAGCGAGTGGCTAAACGCGCCATTAAAGGGTTGTTGCCGGATTGTACCAAAGGTGCAACGCATTATCATCATAAAGATATTCATCCAAAATGGGCTCATGCTGCCGTTCCGTGTGCCGAAATTGGAAATCATTTGTTTTATGCGGAAGTATAGGAGGAAAAATGCGTGATCATCAAGTAGAGTTGGGAAAATTGATGGCTCGGGTGGAAACGTTGCAAAAACAATTGGCGGATATCAAAAAAGATGTATCTGTCAGTAAAAAACAAATAACGGATTTGCATGACGAGCTGGTTAATTTTATGGCTCAAGTTCAAACAAAAAACGTGTGTCAAATACTGCATGATAAATTGGGGAAAGAGTTTATCCCGCGTGTGGAATTGGCGCCCATTCGCGCGGTTTTAAACGTTGTTGTTTTAACAACAGCAACAGCGATTTGTGCCGCTCTTTTAAATCTTATCTTAAAATAGGAAAGGAATAAAAATGATTGATTTTATTATAACAAATTTAAATGATTTATTGATTGCCGTGTCGTCTATTGTGACCGGTGCCAGCGCAATTTGCGCCATCGTTCCAAATGGAAAAGAAGATAATTTTTTCAATAAAATGAAAAAAGTTTTAGATATATTGGCGTTAAATATCGGCAATGCTAAACGTGCTTAAAATTTTGGCCCTGATTCGAACAATTGGGCCTTTAATTAAACGATTTTTTAAATAAAATGATGGCGACGTATCGGATAAATGCGTCGCCTTTTCTTTTTTTAGGGGAGAAGATATTTATTCTTCTTTTTGAGTGTTTGTTAATGCCAACGATTTAACCAAATCCAAAATGTTTTTTAAAACTTTTGGGTCATCTATACTGGCATAATAGCGAATTAATTCCAATACATCTTTTCTTGTGAAAATACTGGTGTCAAATGTTGTATTTTCTTCATAAAAATCCATACTGTGAGAAACATTTCTGGGACTTTTATTTTTAGTAGAATCATCCAAATCTTCATAGAAAAATCCCACTGTTGTATTTAAAACTTGAGAAATATCCCATAAACGAGAGGCGCCAACACGATTTAATCCCCGTTCATATTTTTGTACTTGTTGAAAAGTAATTCCCAATTTTTCGGCCAATTTTTCTTGGCTGATGCCCAGCATCGTTCGTCTGAGACGAATGCGTATGCCAACATGCACGTCAATTGGATTGGGTGTCCCGTCCGATAAGCGGCCCCGAATGTTTCGTCCTTTTTTGACCATAATTTTATTCTCCTTGGATGGATACAACTATTACGATTGTTTCAAAATAACATATTCAAATATGACTTGTCAAATAAAATTATATGTAAAGTTGTAAACCCAGACTTATGGTTATAAATTGAATTATGGGCATTTATTTTTGAAGAATTGTGAAAATTTCAATATGATCGGTATAGGCAAATTGATCCACTGCCGTTAAAGAATAAGCCCGATATCCCCCATCAATAAGTATGCGTATATCACGTGCTGCGGTTGCAGGATTGCAAGAAATCAGGATGATTTTAGGGACACGGGATTGCGCCAATTGTTCACTTTGTGCTTTGGCTCCGGCACGTGGTGGGTCCATAACGACGAAATCGGCGCCGTTTAATTCATCCGGCAACAAGGGATTACGAAATAAATCACGCACAATGCCATGGACACCCAATGCATTGACGGATAAAGCTTCGCTGTCATATCCTCTCATTTGAATTCCTCGCGCCAATAATGGTTTTGTAAAAGTGCCGGAACCGCAGAATAAGTCCAATCCTTTTTTTTCACCCTCTAATGCATCCGAAACCAATTGCACCAAGGTTTCTTCGCCCGCGACAGAAGGTTGCAAAAATACATCCGGTGGAAAGGGAAGGTGTGTTTTTTCCAAAACGGGCTCGTTGTTAAATAACAAGCGAACCACCGGATTTTTTTGACCAAAATTGGCCAGTAATTCCAATTGTGGCAAAGTGGCTGGTTTGTTTCCCATTTTGATATGCATATCAATGCCATAGGGCGTTTCCAATACAAAAATATCGCCACTTTCTTTTAAATCATAGGCCAATTTTTGAAGAGCCGGTATCAAAGCATTCAATGCCGGTGTTAACATTGGGCAAGATTGTAAATCAATAATCCGATGACTTTTGCGTTCATTGAATCCTAAATGCCCCCTGTAAAAAGCAAAAGACGCCCGTCGCCGAATGCCATCAGGCAAGCGGATAAAGTTTTTAATTGGGATGTTTAATTGCATAAACGAGAACGCTTGTTCAATTTGTTTGCGCTTTAATTTTTCATAAGCATCCGGTTCTAAATCCAAATAACGGCAACCGCCGCATTTTCCAAAATAAGGGCATATTATTTTCATGTTTTTAATCATATCAAATTTTATACAATTTGTCATCAAATAAATTGACTTTGCTTGAAAAACAGTGTATTTTAAACTAAAATTATAAAAAGGAGAAAATATGTCTGATACGGTTGAAAATTTGGGTCATGAGCAACGCCAAATTCGGTTGGCAAAATTAAAAAAGTTGGAGGAAATGGGGGTTAATGCCTATCCGCATATTTATCGTCCGACAATGACGAGTGCTTCGCTTAACGAGAAATATAAAGATTTAGCTCCAGATACGCAAACCGATGATGTGGTTCAGGTTGCTGGTCGGGTGCGTGCTGTGCGCAATTCCGGGATGTTTATGGATATTTATGATACCACGGGAAAGGTTCAAATTTATACATCTAAAGAACATGGTTCCGCCGATTTATTGGAAATGCTTTCGTTAATTGATTTGGGTGATATGATTGGGGTTGAAGGGACGGTGCGCCGCACGAAACGGGGTGAATTATCCATTAATTCCAGTAAAATTACCATGTTGGCTAAAGCGTTATTACCTTTGCCGGAAAAATTTCATGGATTACAAGACACGGACACCAAGTATCGTCAACGGTATTTGGATATGATTATGAATGCAGAAACGACCGCTACATTGATTAAACGCAGTCAAATCATTCAATCTATTCGCGATACGTTGTTGAATCGTGGTGTATTGGAAGTGGAAACACCGATTTTACAAGCGATTAAAGGTGGGGCAACCGCCAAACCTTTTATCACGCATCATAACACATTGGATATGGATTTATTTTTGCGTGTGGCGCCAGAACTTTATTTGAAACGTTTGATTGTGGGCGGATTGCCGGGGGTATTTGAAATCGGACGCAATTTCCGCAATGAAGGGATGGATACCACTCATAATCCGGAATT